GACATCGTGGTTCCGGATTTCGCGCTTGCGGAGCACTGGCCGCGATGCTACGGGCTCGATGTGGGGTGGAATCGCACCGCGGCAATTTGGGGCGCTGTCGATCGAGAGACGGGCACGACGTACCTCTACTCGCAGCACTACCGCGGCGAGGCAGAGCCGATCGTGCATGCGCAGGCGATCAAAAACCGCGGCGAGTGGATACCTGGTGCTATTGACCCGGCGAGCCGCGGCAGGTCGCAGAACGACGGACAGCAGCTCATGGATTTGTACTGCGGCATGGGGCTCGACTTGGCGCCAGCCGATAACGCGGTCGAGTCAGGCATCTACGACACGTGGACGCTGCTCTCTGCGGGCAAGCTCAAGGTCTTTGCGAGCTGCCAGGACTGGATCAACGAGTACCGGATTTATCGTCGAGACGACAAAGGGCGCGTGGTGAAAAAGCACGATCACCTGATGGACGCCTCTCGGTATCTCGTGCGCACAGGGCGAGACCTGGCGCGCTGCAAGCCGGTCGACAAACAGGACGAGCAGGACTACGGGAGCGGCGGATGGATGGGCTAAGCGTGCGCGAGGTTCGAGCAGGCGCGGCAAGCGCCATCGTCGCCGAGAGCGTCGCAATTCCTCCGCGCATCCGATCAAAGGTGCTCGAAGTGCGCAGCGTATTTGTCCCAGAGAACAGCCGCAAAGCTGGCCTCGGAAATGCGTTGCTGCGCAAGCTCTGCGCCGACGCGGACATCGCCGGAAATGCGCTGTTCCTGATGCCTGACGGCAGCGACGACGCAGAGACTGCGCGCCTTGAGCGCTGGTACGCAACGCACGGATTCGAGCGCATCCAGGGCGATCCGGTTGTGGTCATGCTCCGCAAGCCGCAACATCCGCTGATCAAACACTGAGGCAGCATGAAGCAGAAAAGCAAAGCCGACGACGACATCATCGCCGAGGCCAACGTTCGGTACGCCCGCTGCTTGGCGTTCGAGGCGGACAATCTCAAGGAGGCGCGAGACGATTTTCAGAAGCTGGCGGGCAATCACTGGCCCGAGGCGTCTGTCAGGCAGCGCGAGATTGAGCGCCGGCCGTGCATCACGATCAACAAGTTGCCAGCGTTCCTGCACACGGTTACGAACGACCAGCGGCAGAACAAGCTCGGCATCAAGGTGCATCCGGTCGATGATGGCGCGGACATCAAAACCGCCGACGTGCTGCAGGGCCTGATTCGGCACGTCGAGTACGAGAGCGGCGCAGACGCCTGCTACGACACGGCCGGATTTCATGCTGCCGCCTGCGGGTTCGGGTTTTTCCGCATTCGCACGGAGTACGACCGCGAGGATTCTTTTGACCAGGTGCCGCGGTTCGAGCGGTTCCGGTCGCCATTTTCTGTCCATCCCGATCCTGACGCAAAAGAGCCTGACGGAAGCGATCAGGATTTTTGTTTTGTGGACGGCACGATCGCGCGCTCCGAAGTCAAGCGAGACTACCCGGCCGCGTCGGCGGCAGTATCGAACGAAAGCGACGGCACCGACGACGTAATGCTGCTCTGCTCGGAGTATTACCGGATCGAGCAGTCGCCGGCCGCGCTTGTGCGCCTGAGCAACGGCGAAACGGGCTGGAAAGATGACCTGATCGAACTGCCGTTCGGCGTCACGATTGTCGATGAGCGCAAGAGCAGGCGCCGAAAAGTCATGTGGTACAAGCTCTCGTCTTCTGAGTCTGTCGAGCGCGGCGCGGTCGGCATGCCAGGCAGCTCAACGACGTTCACGGATGTGCTTGAGCGCGCCGAGATTCCCTGCCGATGGATCCCGGTTTTCCCGGTCTATGGCGAGGAACTGGAGATCGACTCGAAAGTCGTTCGCTCCGGGCTGATTCGGCACGCCAAAGGCCCGTCAGTGATGTACGACTACTGGATGACCGCGGCGACAGAGGAAGTCACGCTGCGCCCCAAAACGCCATTCATCGGCGCCGAGGGACAGTTCGAGGGTCACGAGAAGAAATGGCGCGCGGCGAATGTGCAGACGTTCGCGTATCTGGAATACAAGCCGCGCACGATTGGAGGTAGTCTCGCGCCTCCTCCGCAGCGACAGCCGATGGCCGACATCCCGTCTGGCGTGCTGCAGATGGCGATGCACGCCGCGGACGAAATCAAATCAACAACCGGCATTTTCGATTCGTCTCTCGGCGCCCGCGGTACGGCCACAAGCGGCATTCAGGAGCGCGAGCAAAAGCGCCAGGGCAACGTCGCAAACTTCCACTTCTCGGACAACCTGACGCGCGCGGTGCGCCATGCAGGGCGCTGCCTCGTGGACATGATCCCGCGGATTTACGACACGGAGCGCGTCGTCCGCATTCTCGGCGATGACGAGAAGGTTTCGCATACGACGATCAATCAACCGCTCGAACGTCCGGAGATTGATGAGAAGACCGGCGCCATTCGCACGGTGCTGAACGATCTGACGGTCGGCAAATACGACGTGACCGTATCCGCAGGCGCCAGCTACTCGACACGCAGGCAGGAAGCCTCTGATGCGATGGTTTCGTTTGGCCAGTCCTGGCCGAAGCTCATGGACGTTGCCGGCGACAAGGTTGTCACGGCGATGGACTGGCCAGGTGCCGACGAAATCGCGGAGCGCATCAAGCGCACGATTCCGCCCGAATTGCTCGGCGACGAAGACGGCGAGGACGGCGAACAGTCGCCGCAGATTCCGCCGCAAGTGCTGCAGATCGTCCAGCAGGCACAGCAGCATATCCAACAGCTCGAAGCCGAATTGCAGGACGCCAAGACCGGCATCGAGAAGGCGCGCATCAGCGCCGAGTCGTCCGAGCGAGTCGCACAGATCAACGCCAACGGCCGGCAGGACGTGGAAGAGCTGAAAGGCTGGATTTCGATGCTCATGCAGAGCATGCAACCGCCGCCAGCACTCAACGCCGCGGCGATGCAGACCCAAGAACAGCAGCAAGAACCAATCGCGCAGGGGCCGGGCCAGCCTCCTGAATTCGCGCCCGGCCAGCAGTTTTGATCGTGGAGCCATCCATGCAGGAAGCACAAGAGCAGCAAACATCGTCGCCGGCAGACGCAAGCAGTGAAGCGCCGGAAACCGTAACCGAGGAACTACAGCAGTCCGAGCAGCAGGAAGCCGCAGAGAAGCCCGAAGAGGGCGACGAAGGCGACGACCAAGGCGGCGAGGAAAAGCCGCAGGAGAAGCCAAAGCGCAGCGCTCGTGAGCGTATCAACGAGTTGACGAAGCGGGCGCACGAGGCAGAGCGAGAGGCGCAGCGCTGGCGCGAAGCCGCCGAGAGAAAGACGGCTGATCCCTCCGAGAAGCCAAACCCTGACAAATTCGGTTCGTATGACGAGTACGTCGAGGCGTTGGCGGACTGGAAAGCGGATCAGCGAGTCGCCGAGTCGTTCAAGAGGCGTGATGCCGAGCGGTCGCAGGCGGCAGAGGCGCGGGCGGCAGAAGCCAAGGCGCAAGCCTGGGCAGAGCGGCAGAGCGAATTCCGCGAAGCCACGCCGGACTATGACGCAGTTGTAGGAAAGTCGGCTGTGCAAATTGCGCCGCACGTCGTCGACACGCTGCTCGACAGCGAATCGGGGCCGGAGCTTGCTTATCACCTCGCCAAACGCCCGGAAACGGTCAAGCGCATCAATGCACTGTCTCCGCTCTCGGCAGCGCGAGAACTCGGACGGATCGAGGCGACGCTATCGAATCCGCCACAAATCAAACCGGCCAGCAAAGCGCCTGCGCCGATTACGCCAGTCCGATCGTCCGCGCCTGCGGCAGTCGATCTGGCCTCTGCAAACATGGACCAGTACATCGCCGCACGTCGCAAACAAGGCGCGACATTCAGGCGGCGGTAATCCACATCATCACGGAGCAATAAAACATGAGTAATACACTGCTGACCAGCAGCCTGATCGCCAAGGAAACCCTGGCCGTCATCGAAAACAATTGCGCTTTTGGCGGCATGGTGAACCGCGAGTACGAAACCGCACACAAGGGCGGTATGCGTGACGGCTACGAGCCTGGAGCGACGATCAACATCCGCAAGCCGTCGCGCTATACGTATCGGCCCGGCCGCGTCTCTGTGCCGCAGGCATCCGTCGACAACTCTGTTCCGCTGACGCTTTCGCAGGGCGGTGCGGACCTGAACTTCAACCTGTTCGAGCGCTCGCTGCAGATCACCGATCGGCGCATCCAGAAGAAGATCAACGCGGCGGCGGCTACGATCGTCAACGAGATCGACCGCGTTGGCCTGCTGCTCGCCAAGACGGCCGTCTACAACTGCCTGAACCCGACCGGCGCGCTGCCGACGACGCAAGCGCTGTCGCTGGCGGCCATCACCGGCATCAATCAGCGCCTCGACGAAATGGGCGCGCCTCGCGACAACATGCGCGGCCTGATCATGAACCCGGCCATGAACGCGGCGACGGTTGGTGGTTTCGCCGGGCTGTTCAACGGCCAGGCAAAGCTCGGGCGGCAGTTCGACTCGGGGCTGATGGTCGATAGCCTGGGCCTGTCGTATGCGATGGACCAGAATGTCGCGGTGCATACCAACGGCGCAGCCACTGCCACGAACATCAACGGCGCCGGCCAAACGGGGGCGGCGATTACGGTCGTTGCAGTCGCTGGCGGCACGCTGGCGGCCGGTACGGTCATCACCCTACCGGGCGTCTATGCGGTCAATCCGCAGTCGCGCGTGAGCACTGGCGTTCTGGCCGATTTCGTGGTGACTGCGGACGTTTCCGCCGCGGCCACGTCGATCCCGATCAGTCCGGCAATCGTCACCAGTGGGCCATATCGGAACGTCACGGCTTCGCCGACGACTGGCCAGCCGTATGTGATCAAGGGAGCGGCTTCGAC